AAAATTCTTGCTGGATTAGGTATCGCTGGTGCATTAACTTTAAGCGCACAAGATATAATGACAGCTATAAATTCTCTTGAAACACTTATGACTAAAGAATTTTGGGAGAAACATGGTGGTTGGATTGCAGGTGGTTTAATAGCAACACTTACTCTTGCTTCATGGGCTCCAGTCGCGACAGTTATTGGTGGTGCTATATTTAAATATCTTCTCACAAAAAAACTACTAGAGAGCTTTGGAAAAAACCTACTAGCACAAGCAGGTGTACAAACGGCTCTTAACACAATACCAAATGTTGGCAACAAAAATGTCAACGCACATACTCAAGCTCTAAAAGACAATAAAAAATTTGACGCAGCCAAGAAAAAAACAAAAATACCAAAACCAACTACACTTGGAAAAATGGCAGGTATAGGTAGACTTTTGCCAGTTCTTGGAGTTGGTGGGGCAGTTCTTGGTTGGGCAGCTGCTGCAGCAACAGTTTATGCAGCTGGTGATTCTATTAAGAAAGGTTTTTTTAGTGATGAAATGGCTGGAAAAGATTTTGGTGATAAAGTTCTTAAATCTCTTGATACTTTTGTTAATACAATGACAGGTGGTTTAATAGAAGAAGGAGCTACTGCAAAATTAATAACTGACATAACACAAGGCATAAAAGATGGTGCTGCTTCTCTGACAAAAGGAATAATCAAAGCATATAACAGCACAGAAAAATGGGTGAAAAAAACCACAGCTAATATAACAACAAAAGCAAATAAAATAATAGACGGCATCAAAAGTACAACATTAGAAGATGCTGTTAAAACTGGTCAGCAGGGGGGTGGAAGTACTTTTCGTAGTAAAACCACACATCCAGGTGGGAAAGATGATAAGTTTGTACCAAAAAATAGTGATCCTATAAATCGTATGGGTACACCACAAGAAGAAAAGAAAAAGGGTGGAATTGGTAATTGGTTAGGTAATTTATTTGGACTTGATAAAACTTCTGCACCAGCAGCACCTACTTCCCATAGAATAGGGGGAAGTAAAACTTCAGCAGCAGCTGTTAAACATAAACCAATTAGTGATGATGGTGGTACTACTAATATGAAAGGTGTTGAATGGAATAAATTAAGTTCCGATGGTCGAAAGGGAGTAGAAGGTGCAATTTGGAGTATCTATAGTAAATATGGAAAAACACCAACTTTTGTTAGTGGTTTAAGGGATGAAAACCATAAATTATATAATCCAAATTCACAGCATGCTTATGGAATGGCATTTGATTTAAGATCAAAAAATTTAGGTGTTGCACTTGATCCAATTCGATCCGACCTATCACAAATGTTTGGAAAAAATGGTTGGTTTTTTCAACATGAAGTTGCAGGTCAGGCTAACTCAACAGGAACTAAAGCCACAGGAGATCATTTTCATATCCATAAAAAATCAATTGCAGCTGCAACAGGATGGCATGGTTATGTAAATGATGAAACATGGTTTAAAACTGGAGAGGCTGGATCAGAAAGAGTAGATATAACTCCTATGAATAGTCCTGCAAGTAAAATGAATAATATGAACAGACTACAAAGTGAACTGGCGACGTCCGCAGGTGGATCATCGCCAGTTACTGTTATTAATCAAAATACTTCTAATTCAAGCAACAATCAAACAGCTGCCCTCATTCCACAACAAGTTCGTAGTAAACAATATACTACTTAGTCTTGTTCTGCTAACTTCTTGAAATAGTCCAGAGTATCATCAGTCTTTTCTCCAGAAGCAACTGGATCACCAGTACTCTCCTCGATATTACCAACGAACTCAGATGAACCATCACCATGATCTATACGAGCAATTACTGTATTGAAACGAGCCTCAAGTTCTGCATACTGCTTGAAGTTCTTTTCTTCAATAATTTCGTTTAGAGGATACTGTTGTCCCCAAACTTCTTCCATCTTCTTCTCATCTTCAGAAAGAGGACAAACATCAGTAAACTCAGATTTGTCATAGTTTGGAAAACCATCTACTTGACGCATCTTGATTTTAAAGTTTGCACCTTCCCAAAAGTCAAAAGGATTTAATGGAGTTTCATCTTGAAACTCTGGATTCATAACACCAGTAATCTTCTCAAAGATTTTCTTACCATATCGAAAGAGCATTACTTTTCCAACATTCTCTGGATTAGCTGCATCTTCCACAATATAGATGTTTGAATAATAGTTGAGTTTACGTCTGCGTTCTCTAGCAATGTTCTTATCAGAATCAATACCAGAGTTCCACAAAGCTGTATTAGCTTTTGAAACAGGATCATCTTTACCAAGAGTGGTTAAAGAGTTCTCAATGTACCATCCACCGGGACCTTTGAAGCCGTGTGTCCAAATACGAACCCATGGTACATCTTCATTTACTGCGGCAGGGAGAAAACGAATTACTGCATAACCGTTACCGGTCTTATCACGTTCCAGTTTCCAGATTCGATCATCTTCATACGAGGGTTTTTCTGCGAGTTTCTCAACTTGCTTAGAGAGATTCTGCAAGTTAGACATACGATTCTTCTTCATTTCTTTAAAACTAGCCATACTTATTACTCCTTATTACGTTATATTATTTTATTACTTTGTATCATCTTATATCAGCTTCCATGACTTCAGTATGAAATCATTCCCAACCCCTTTGCCCAAATTGACCATTCATCCTTTCTTTATATTGGAAGCTTTCCAGATTTTTTCAACATATTGAGGTTCTGGGCCTCAACTTCTATTTTATCTTTAATGGATTGGTTCAACATTTTTGCCATTACTTCTGGTTCTAGTTCAGAAGTGTCTGCATAATGTAAAACTGCCTCCATGTAAGATATTTCTTTAACTTTTACTACTTCTTCAATCTTTAAATTTAAATCAATAGTCATAATTAATTATCACACTCCACCTGACAATCTGGATTCTTAATCCATTTACCATCAACATCTTTAACAAAGAGTGGATTCTTAATCCACTTACCATCAGCATCTTGTACTAATGTCGGAATTGTATCTGATACTATCTTTGGTTTTTTCACTTCATCTTTCTTCTTGATATTTATAATCTCATCATTTCGTAAAACTGTATCTGGTAATGTAATGTTCATAGCTTCTCCTTAATAGACTGATTTAACACTATCACATAAACCAAGTTTCTTTGCTTCAGTTGCACTCAACCAAACATCTTCAGGTGGTAACAAATGTTGTCTTATCTTTTTCTCATTCAATCCAGTACACTTCTTATAATGATTTATCAATCGTTTAGTAGTTAACTCATATTCTCTAACTGTTGCAAATAGATCATGTTCTTTTCCATATGTTCCCCAAGAATATTGATGTGAAAGTACAGAGGTGTTTGGTGTTAACACTCTATGTCCTTTCTCACCAGACATAAAAATCATTACTGCAGCTGATGCCACACAACCAAGTCCAACTGTACGAATTGGAATTGCACTTCCTTTCATTGTATCTATAAGAGCAAATCCTGCTTGTAAATCACCACCTCCAGAATTAATAATCAACTGCAAATACTTTGGATATGGTTTGGTTAAATTCTTTGATATAATAAATGATATAACATCTTTACAAGTACTATCTGTTATTTCATCCATCAGCAGAAATATACCACATTCTTCGACTGACGGCTGTGCGTCTTTTTTTTCTTTTGACATTCAACTTTCTCCCTGTATGAATTACCGTCTGTCATTCGTTTAAATAATCTTTCCAAAAAACATGATCTCCAAGTTGCAATACTTTAATCATCTTATGATTCCAATAGGGATTCACATCTATTCTATGATAAAACTTTGCACCATTAAGAAAATCTTCCATGTCCCACTTCTTACCAAGATGTTTAATATGAACTCCTGGCTGTCTTAACATAGCTCTTGCAATAGTCTTTGATACTTTCCATGCTATTCTATCTCTTGGTATATCTGGTAACCCATCACAATACCACGAAAATTGACACTTATGTTTTTTTAACTTACCATTACTATATCGTCTTGCCTGATGAATAACTTTACATATAGTATTAGGAAATCTTCGACTTTCTACACGATTTATCGTAACGAGCGCAACAGCAATTTGACCTTTAGTAGTTTGATCTCTAGCTTCAAAATAAATGTTCTTAGCCATACAAGTAATTTCTTCATTAGAAACTTTCGTAAATCCACTAAGGATTAGAAGTGAAAATAATAGTATAAATGTTTTCATAATAAAAAAGAGGGATGGTTGCCCATCCCTCTCTCGGAGAATTAAAGACTAAACACCCCAATAGTTGTTTAGTGCTTTAC